GCGCTTTGGCCTGCGAAACGCCGCGGCCCCCGTTTGCGATTTTTACGTCGCCCGCCGTAAAATCTTCGTTCGCGTCGAGCATCGAAAGCTCCCAATTGACGAGCGCCGCCGCGGCCGCCTCCAAAAGCGTTTCCCCGCCCGGTTTTCCGTTGCGCAATCCCTCCAAAAACGCGGCCGCCTCGGTCACGAGCCCCGCATAGGAAGCGAGCGTTTCCGCGTCTGTGTGGCGATACATCGCAACGCGCGAAAGGATGTTTTTCTCGTCTATTGTTCTCGTCTCCTTTCCGCCGGTTTCCCGCCCCATACCCCGCCGTGAAATTCCACGGTTTCCGAATGAAAATCGATGCGTTTATGCCGTGATTTTCAGCACCTTTACGGCGCCGCTGAAAATCTTCGCAAAGCCCGTAATCGTGCTGACGGCCGCGCGCTCCAATTGCCGGTCAATCAGCTTATCCGCGTCCACCTGCACGTCGCCGGCCTGCACCATTTCGAGCGCGCACGTGTGGTCGATGCCAATCAATCTCCCGTCCGGCACGTCCGGCACATGCAAAAGCTGCGCGCCCATCGGCGCAATCAGCTGGCCCGTCCCCTGGAAATTCAGCCCGGCCTGCGCGTCGCGGCACTCGTCGAGCTTTAGGACGTCCTGCACCGCCGCCGTCCCGCCGAGGATCGCGTCGAGCCGGTACGGCGCCAGCGCCCCCCACAGCGAGAGCAGGTCCGCGTACGTCAGCGTCCCGCTCGCGGCAGCAGACACTTCCCCGGCCGCGTCCGTCCCGTCGTCGCCGTGCAGCAGCACCTCGACGGCGTCCGCCATCTGCGCGCGCGCGATGTACGCGCCGATCTGCCGCAGCGTGACCGTAAACAGGTCGAGCTTTTGGAAGCGGATTGCCTCATAGCTCGCGACGAGCATGCGGCCGCGTTTGTGCAGTTTCACCAAATGATCCTGCGTGCGCACGACCGTCTGCGGGATTTCGGCGCCCTCGGCGACGGGCTTTAACGCCTTCTCGTCCTCGCTCGGCGTGCTCGTAATCGTGCGGTAGTCGAGGCCCTCGATCTGCGTCACGGTCGCGACGATCTGCGGCAGCACGTTTTCCTGCTCGATGCCCTGGCGCACCGCGCGGCACACATATTCCGGAAACAGCGCGGCGCTGCTGCCGGTTTGAAAGAATTTTTCCACACGGTCGCTGCCGCGGCCGCTGACGTGGATATCAAAGCGTTTTAGCTGCCGCTGATAGGCGTCCAAACCCTCGAGCGGCGTGCCGCGGTAATTCTCGGAATGATCGAGGCTTTCGAGCGCGGCCGTAAAGCCGTTTTTCGCCTGATACATCCCCTTTTCCAATTGAATCGTTTCGTAATTTGCCATCGAAATCTCCTTTCCGATTTTGTGTGGTAAAAAGCCGGTTTCGGCCGCTTTGACGCTGCCTGTTCTGCGGGGAAATGCCCCCTTTTTTCGTCAATTCGGCAGCAGGAAACCGACGGTTTTTGCGTCCGTATCGACGCTTAAAACGAGGCAGGTCCCAGCCGTCCCCGCCGTGCCGGAGGTCACGCTCCCATTGCCGCCGGCCGCAAGCGCCGCGAAGCCGAGCGACGGGTTTGTGCCGCCGTCTTTGAGCGGCAGCTCGACAAAGCCCGTCAGCTGCACGGCGACGTATCCCTTGCGCGCCGGGCCCGCGGTCACGCCGTGAAAAGCCTCCCCATCCGCCGCCGCGGCGACGGTTCCATTTGCGGTGATTTTCACCGGCACCTGTGCGCCCAAATCTTCGCTGCACAGAAACGTCGCAACACCTTCCTGAAATCCCAAATAACACGTATCCGCCATCTTAAACTGCGTCCTCCTTTTTGATTCATTGTCCCTTTCTAATCGGTGGTCGGAAAAGGGCGTTTTTCGGAAATTTTCACCTCCTTTTTCGGCAATCTGAAAGCGGCCTTTGCCCTTTTCCGCTTTATGAAAACGCGGTCGATTGTACGCGCGTTTTTTCATTTTAAAAAGACTTTTTAAAAGTTCTTTTCTATCGAAACTCTGCGTTTGCTTTTTCGAGGTTCAAATCAAAAAGGCGTCGAGCGACTGCGCCGGTTTCTGCGATTTTTCCGGCGCAAGCTGCGGGGTAAGCGGCACCTTTTTGGACGCCGCCTGCAAAAGCGCCTCGCCGGCCGAAAGCAGTTCCGAAGGCGAAAGCCCCGCCGCCATGTGCGCCGCCGCGTCGGGCGAAAGGCCCGGCGTCAAAACGTGCAGCGCCGTCTGCGCGCGCTTTAAAAGCGCCTCGCGGCACAGCCGCCCGAGCACCGCGTCGTCCGTGTCTTTCCGGCCGCCCGGCCCGCAAAGCCCCTTCGTCACGCCGGCCTCGCGCTGCGCCGGCACCGTCACAAAGCTCCACTCGTACGCGTCTTGCGGGTCCGAGAGCACCCGCCAGCACAGCTTGCCGCCGTATTCCTCGCCCGGCCGGTGGCCGCACGGCGCCTGCCGCAGGTCCGCCCCGCAGATCGAGCACACCGCCTTCCCCATCGCGCAGCCGACGCTGACCTCCTTCTTGATGCCGCCGTCGATTTCCAAAATCAGGTCCTCGTTCCCCTTTGTGCGCAGCATGTACGCCTTTGCCACAAGCCGTTTGTATGGCTCGCCGCTTCTCGTCGTGCGCCCGGGCACCGCCTCCACCGCGGCGTCGTAGATGCGCGCCGACTGCCCTTTCGCGTCGAAACTGTGGTTAAAAATGCCCGTCTTTCCGCAGAATAACTGCGCGAGCGTCCCCAAAGAATCCGTCGAAAATTGCTCGAAATCGCGGTCAATGTCGTTGTCGCACAGCACCACGCAAAACGTGTATAATTCCTCCGCGGAAAATTTCCGGCGCGTATATAAATTAATCTTTTCGAGGTCTGTATCCTGCGGCGAAGACGCGCTTTTTAAGATGTATCCGTTTCTCATCTGCATGCTCCTTTTTCCTGTCAATATAAGATCTTTTCTGCGGCCGGTTTTTCCGGTTTTCCGATGCTATTTTCCATCTGCCGGTGATACCTTTACGGCCGCCGCCTGCGCGAGCGCTAACTTCTCCCTTGCGCGGTTTAACGCCGCCGCCGCGAGCTCCGTCGTATCCTGCAATGTGATGTCATTCCAGTCGATTGAAAACGCGCAAATCTCCCCCGAAAGCGCCATCCACGTCCGGCAGAGCTTGTAAAGAATCGGGTCCAAAAGCCGGCGATAACTTTCGAGTTCACTCGTCAAAACATCCGCCTGCTGGCTGCTCATGCGCTCCGTGCTCGACCACGAAAGGCCCAGCAGAAACGGCGGCAGCCCGAGCTTCGCGACGATCTGTTCGAGCATCTGCCGCACGGGCACCTCGCTGTCGAGAATCTGCCCGTCGGCGCCAATCGCACGGATGGACACGTCGCCGACCGCCACGAAGTCGCTGACGCGCTCGCTTTTCATCGCGCGCCCCCACTCCTCGGCCACCTGCTGCGCGTACTGCGGCGCAAATGCCGCCGCGTTTTGGTCCGGTTTGACGGTCACGGCGAAGCGCACATTCCCAGCACGGTCCCAGTTTTTGCCGATTGTATGGTAAATCTTGAGCAAAATATCGCCCATAAACGGGAGCCCTTCGAGCAGCGACCTGCCGCGTGCGCTGCCCGGTTCCGGACGGCGCGCGGACGACAGCACGAGCGCCGGGTAGGGCACGGGCTCGCTGCCGGAAAGCGTGCGCCGGCGCACCTGCCAATCGAGCGGCGTCGTCATCGAAAATTCGACGTCCGACAGCGACGCATTGTACAGCGCGGCGATTTGCCCGTTCGCGACCACCATCTCGCCGACGGCGTTGCCGTATGTGAGCAGGTCATCGAGAAACGACTGCAAAAACGTGAGCGCGCCGCAGCCGAATGGGCCGACTTTGACGTCCTGTAAAAAGGCCCGCAGTTCCCGCTCGATTTTCGGGTCCTCGCACGTGACGGTAAACTCGCCGATTAGCCTCACAATCTTATCGAGCGCGGCATCGACAATCGGCACACTCTGCCGCAGTTTTGTGTACAGCGAAAGCATCCCATTTTCGGCCGGCGCGTAATGCAGAAGCCCCGAAAATGGGGGTGTTTCGGCGGCGGTCTGGACACTCACGGCCGCGGCCTTTTCCGGTTCTTTCGTTTGTTCTTTTTTTCGGAAAAAGTTCATCATACGCTCCTTTCCATTTGATTCGAAGCGAAGGGGAATAGTCTCTTCACTTCTCCTTACAAAACGGGGGGGATTTTCGCCTGAAAAGGCGAATCCTAAAAAATTTTTTCTTTTTTATTTCTTTTACCGCTTCTTAAATTTTTGATTTTTCCATTCGACGCACTCGGGTTTCTTTTTTATCTCCTTTCCCTTCTCTTAAATTTTTCGTTTATTCCTTCGACGCGCTCAGGCCGCGCCGGGCCCCTACTTTCTGCTCCTGCAGAAAGTAGGCAAAGACAGGCGCAAGGGAGTTTCACCCCC